GAATAGCAACAATACAAGACCCTAAGCTAAGAGCATGGGCTGAACAAATAGATAAACAAGACCAACAAAAGATATCAAAACAAAATCTAATGAGATTTGAGGAGATATTCTTAGGAGTTGGTGCAGATGTATTATCATTTATGGAATCGGTACTTACTGCAAACCCCGATTCTGCTAAAAAACAAATGGTAGCTCGTTTACAATCAACAATAGCTCAAGTAAAAGCAAGTGGTGACCCTAAGAAGATTGCAAAATTAAAATTAGAGTTAGAACGGCTTAATTCATTGGGTGGATTTGAAAAGATTGTACCAAACGAAGGTATTGTATTTGTATATGGGGGTAACACTTACAAATTAACAGGTGCATTCGCACCCCTAAATCAAATTTTAGGTATTTTCTTCGATAGTTAATCGTTTTCTTAATTTTGATATACTTATATATACAAATATATTGTATATACTATGGCAAAGGAATTTAATAAAAAGTTTATGCATCCAACTCGTAGAAAGTTGGTTGATATGGTATTGACTGGTGGTGATTATCAAAAAGAAGCGTTTGTATCATTTGCTGGAGCTGATAAAGAGATAATAAAACGTAAGGTTGGTGAAAAATGGACAGATGAAACTGGTAGGTCTTGGGAACAAACCGAAGGAGGTAAAATAGAATTTTCGGAGTTGGGTGATATTATGGCTGAAACAAGAGCTTATTTAGATAAGTTAAATACTTGTAAATCTGATAATTGTAAAACAATAAAAGTAGGTAGAATTGATAAAAAATTAATATCTAAAACTGGATATTGCTTAAACTGTCTTACATTAAGAGAAGCTCAAATTAAAGTAGATGGATTATGGGAAGCTTATGAAAATTATAAGATATATAATAATATGATTTCTTATGGTAAAGATGTAGTTTCTCAATTTCAACAAGCATACAATGATGCTAAGCAAGAATATGAAGTTGTAAACGAAGATGGAACGATTGAAAAATGGAGTATGGAAAGGGATGTAACCGAATTAAAAGCAGAAATCTTAACCGATATAACTCGTTTTGAAGAAGAAATCGAACAGGCTAAAAAATTAAGAAATGAAGCTTGGGATAAATTAAAAGATAAAGGTTACGATTTAGTAAAACCTCCTGTTGATTAATATGAGTACTGGAATTACACAAAAAAAATCTTTAAAGGAAATAATTGCAGATGAATACAAAAAGTGTGCGGTAGACCCAATTCACTTTATGAAAAAATATTGTATGATTCAGCATCCGGTGAGAGGTAAAATACCTTTTCATCTTTTTCCATTTCAGGAAAAAACTTTAACTGAATTTGCTGGCAATCGTTTTAATATAGTATTAAAATCACGTCAAACTGGTATATCAACCCTATCCGCTGGATATGCACTTTGGAGAATGTTATTCAATTCGGACTTTAACGTATTGGTTATTGCAACTAAGCAAGATGTAGCAAAGAACTTAGTAACTAAGGTAAGAGTAATGCATGAATTACTTCCTAGTTGGCTTAAGGGAGGTTCTTTGGAAGATAACAAACTATCACTTAAATTACAAAACGGCTCTCAAATTAAGGCTATTGCATCATCTCCTGATGCTGGACGTTCTGAAGCATTATCACTTCTAATATTTGATGAGGCGGCCTTCATTGGTGATATTGATGAAATTTGGACATCTGCACAATCAACACTTTCAACGGGTGGTAGCTGTATAGCCCTTTCTACTCCAAATGGAGTGGGTAACTGGTTTCACAAAACTTGGTTATCGGCTGAAGAAAGTACCAATCCATTTAATACAATCAGATTACATTGGACTGTACACCCAGAAAGAGGTGAGGACTGGAGAGCTGAACAAGAGAAATTATTAGGAGCAAAGAAAGCAGCACAAGAATGTGATTGTGACTTCGTATCTTCTGGTGATACTGTAATAGACCCAGAATTATTAATGTTCTATAAAGAATCATATTGTCAAGACCCATTAGAAAAGACTGGATTTGATGGTAATCTTTGGAGATGGGAATATCCAAACGCAGGTAGTTCTTATATGGTCATTGCCGATGTGGCTAGAGGAGATGGTTCGGATTATTCCGCAGCTCACGTTATGGATATAACAACTTGTACACAGGTAGCAGAGTATAAAGGAAAGGTTGACACTAAAGATTTTGGAAACTTCTTAGTTGAATTATCCACACAATATAATGATGCATTACTTATTATAGAGAACGCAAACATTGGTTGGGCAACGATTCAGCAAGTAATTGATAGACAATACAAAAACTTATTCTATATGAGTAAGGATTTGAAATATGTAGATGTTGAAAATCAAATGAGAAATAAATATCGTGCTGATGAAAGGCAAATGGTAGCTGGATTTTCAACTACATCTAAGACTAGACCATTAATTGTATCTAAATTAGATGAATACTTTAGAGAAAAAGCAGTTACAGTTCGTTCCAATCGTTTGATAGATGAATTGTTTACATTTATATTTATGAATGGTAGAGCTGAAGCTATGAAGGGTTATAACGATGACTTGGTGATGGCATTTTGTATTGGATTGTGGGTTAGGGATACTGCACTTCGTTTAAGACAGGAAGGTATCGACCTCACAAAAAGAGCAATAGGAGGTATTTCATCAAACATGCAGCATGATGGGGTATATGGTGGTAGTAGTATGGAAGATAATCCTTGGAAAATGAAAATAGGTGATGAATTTGAAGATTTATCACAGTGGTTATAAAATAGTAGTGTTTTGATAAAAAACAATATTTATGGTATATGCCAAAATAAAAAAAGGAACTTAAATGATTAAATTACAAAATATCCTAAAAGAAGATGAGTATGTAGACCAAGCCTACTCAATGGGTGATACTCCAACTGATAATCCAATTGACGATTATGATGAATTGGATGTTGAGCAAGAAGATATGGATGATTTCATAAACTTCTTAAAAAGTTATTCAACTCAATTAGAAGAAGCAAATTGTAATTGTGTTTATGAAGCAGAGTATCAGGGTAGAGAAGTGAAATTGGGTAAACCATCACAAGGAGATGTTAAAAAGTTTAAGGTGTACGTTAAAAACCCAAAAACAGGAAAAGTAATTAAAGTAAACTTTGGTGAAAAGGGAGCAAAAATAAAAAAATCAAATCCTGAAAGAAGAAAATCATTCAGAGCAAGACACAATTGTGAAAATCCTGGTCCAAGAACAAAAGCAAGATATTGGTCTTGTAGAAAATGGTAAAATAAATTATGGCAGAAGAACAACAATTAGATGACAGAAGTTTCTTTGGTAGACTTAAAAAACTATTCTCAACCAATGCAATTGTAACGGTTGATAAAGATGGTAAACGAAAAGTTGTAGATACCGAAGACCGTCAGTATAATACTAACTTTGTAAATCTTAGAGATAGATATACTAAATTACAAAGGTCTTATTATGAAACTCAGCAGGGTGCTCAATCAATGGCATATCATCAAGTTCGTAGAGAACTTTTTAGAGATTATGATGCTATGGATAGTGACCCAATTATATCATCGGCATTAGATATATATGCGGATGAAAGTACAACTAAGAACGAATATGGTGATGTACTTCAAATTAAATCCACAAATGAGAACGTAAGAGAATTGCTTCATAATTTATTCTATGATATAATGAACATAGAATTTAATTTATGGCCTTGGGTTAGAAATTTAGTAAAATATGGAGATGCTTTCTTAGCATTGGAAATTGCAGAAGATAAGGGTGTTATAAATGTAATGCCACACTCAATTTACAATGTTGAGAGATTAGAAGGTACTGACCCTAACAATGCAAATTATGTTAAGTATAAGGTGGAAATGGACCGTTTTGGTAAAAAAGAATATGAGCAATATGAAATGGCCCACTTCCGTATGTTATCAGATACTAACTTTTTACCTTATGGTAAATCGATGGTAGAAGGTGCAAGAAGAATTTGGAAGCAATTATCCCTTATGGAAGATGCGATGTTAATCCATCGTATTATGAGAGCACCTGAAAAACGAATATTCAAAATTGATATTGGTAACATTCCACCGGTAGAAGTTGATAACTATATGCAAAAGATTATTAACAAAATGAAGAAAACTCCATTTGTTAATAAAGAAACCGGCGATTATAACTTAAAATATAATATTCAAAACCTTACTGAAGACTTCTTCTTACCTGTACGTGGTAGTGATAGTGGCACTAATATTGAAAACCTACAAGGTTTAGAGTATGCAGCTATTGAGGATATCGAATATCTAAGAGGTAAATTATTTGCAGCATTGAGAGTACCAAAGGCCTACTTATCGTATGATGAGAACGTAAATGGTAAAGCAACTCTAGCAGCAGAAGATGTTCGTTTCGCAAGAACTATCGAAAGAATTCAAAGAACAGTTGTTAGTGAATTAACTAAAATAGCAATTGTACACTTAGCATCGCAAGGTATTGAAGATTCAGAAATGACAAACTTTGAATTAACTCTTACTAACGCTTCTACAATCTATGAGCAAGAAAAGGTGAATTTGTGGAGTGAGAAGGTTAGATTAGCATCTGATGCAAAAGCACTTAATATGTTATCATCTGATTGGTCATACCATAATATATTTGGATTATCGCAGGATGAAGTTGATATTGAAAGAGCAAAAGTAATATTAGACCTTAAAGATAGATTCAGACATACTTCTATTGAACAACAAGGACAAGACCCGGCAAATCCACCACAACAACAAAATGTGGAGGAGGAAATCGGTAAACTTAAAACCGAAATTGAATTAAATAGAGGAGTTGGAAGACCAAAAGAAGGAAATACTTATGGTAAAGATAAGCATCCGTATGGTAGAGACCCATTGGGAGATGCTGAAAACCATAAAGAGAGAAAAAGAGATGATAGACACTTAAATGCAAATGCAAAAAAGCTTGCAAGAGAATATATAAACGGAATTTCATCAAAAAAGAAGGTTTTAAACGAAAAATCTGATATGTTGGATGAAAAAAACCTATTAGATGACACTAAAATTTAATAAAGAAAAATTTGTTTATATTTATATGTGTTAGTTTATAGGGTAGATTAAATATAGGGTAATTAAATGAAAAAAATTAAACATTCCAAGTTTAAGAACACTGGAGTGTTATTTGAGCTTTTAGTAAGGCAAATAACATTGGAAGTTCTTAATGGCGATAAGAAAGAAACCGCTAAAACAATCGTAAGAGAGTTCTTCGCTCCCAATACAGAGTTAAATAAAGAGTTACGTCTTTATGATATACTATTAAAGGAGAAGTATAGTTCCGAAACAAAAGCGGATAGATTGGTAGAGACTGTGTGTGATGCACATGCTAAATTAAACCAATCTGCATTATCAAAAGAGAAATTTAATCTTATAAAAGAAGTTTCGGCTAAGTTTGATATAGAGCAATTCTTATCATCGCCTATAACTAATTATAAAGTTTTAGCTTCTATATATAAAGTATTTGAATCTAAAAGAGAATCAAATTATGATATTAAAGATATTTTTAATTCTAAAATTACTTTAATTGAGAATATTACATCTAAACCCTCACAAAAACTTCAACCAACTGAAGATAAAAAGTTGATTGAAACCTATAAACAACAAGACAAAGACCTTAGATTACTAACCTACAAAATCTTAGTAGAAACTTTTAATAAAAAATATACAAACTTAGATGATTCTCAAAAGAATTTATTAAAAGAGTATATTAATAATATTACCAATACTACAAAATTCAAAGATTATGTTTCGGTTGAACTTCCAAAAATTGTAGCTGAACTAAGAACAATCAAATCAAAAGTGGAAGATAAAGTTACTACTATTAAATTATCCGAAACTATTTCAGTTTTGGAAAAAATGAAAATGGGTAAATCAGTATCAGACTCTCAAGTTTCATCAATTATGCTTTCGTATGAGCTAATTAAAGAACTTAAATCTAAACTAAAATAATGGAAGCTAGATTAAAAGAAGCTATTAGAAAATACGTTAGAGAACGTAATATAAAAAGAACTTTGGATGAAATGACAGGTACTGGCGCAGTTGCTGGTTATAATACACCAGCTGCATTTTCAAAACCTGGTCAAACTAAAAAGAAAAATGATAGATTGGCTAAGGTAACTGGTGGTACTGTTGTTGATACGATTGATGAAGGCGAAAAGGATTGGGCATTGGGTGATGTTCCTGCTAGTAGAGATGAAGCACTACCAATGAAACCAACGGCAGCTAAAAAAGAACCAGGTGGCGAAATTGCAGATATTAGTGGTATGATTATGGCCGAAAATAGATGGTTAGAACTTAAAAGAGAAGAATCTTCACCAAAAGCAAAAGTTGGTAGAGGAGTTTCTAATATACAAAAACAACTTTCTGAAATGGAGAAGTTTGTTAATTGGTATTCTAAAATTAAGACAGAAAATGGACTTAAGAAAGAAGATTACTGGAAAAGAACAAATGTATCCCTATATAAAATCAGAGAAAGGTTAATGGGAATAACTGAAAAATTAAGAACTTTATAATGCCAGCAGTATCAAAAGCACAACAAAGATTTATGGGAATGGTTCATGCAGCTCAAAAGGGTGATATGAAAAATCCATCACCTGAAATAGAAAAAGCAGCAGATTCAATATCCGATAAAGATGCTAAAGATTTTGCATCAACATCACATAAAGGTTTACCAAATAAAAAAGAAAATATGATAACTAGAAATAGATTAAAGGAAATCGTTAAAGAAGTAATGGTAGAGGAAGCAGAGTACCAAACATTCTTCAAAAAGGCTTTAGAGAAAGCTGGAAAAGGTATCAATGATATGAGTGATGATGAAAAGAAAGCATTCTTTAACAAAGTTGATACTGCTTGGAATGGTAAGGGTGAAAAAAACGAAGAACTAACTGGTGGACAACATAAATTAGATGTTGATAAAGATGGTGATATTGAAGGAGATGATTTAGCAGATTTAAGAGCTAAAAAAACCGAAGATGTATCAGCAGAATTACCAAAAGCTTCAATACCATCATCAGTTAAACAAAAATTAGGAATGGCTATTGATAAAATTAAAGATGCTAAACTTAGTAATATTCAAAAATTACAATTAGTAGCACAGGTGGTTGATGCATTAGGTGTGGATAAAACACAATTAGGTACAATAGCTACTAGAATCCGTAATAAAATGGAATCTAAAAAATAAGAATATAAATGAAATCACTCTTAATAGAAACAAACCTATTCGAAGGTAAGGTAAAAGAAGATGAAGGCGGAAGAACACTTGTAAAGGGGGTTCTACAAAGAGCATCTGCTGAAAACCAAAATGGTAGAGTATATCCTAGAGAAATCTTAATGAGAGAAGCTAAGAAATACGAAGTACTAATTAAAGAACGTAGAGCATTAGGTGAATTAGACCACCCTGACTCCACTGTAATTAATTTGAAGAACGTATCTCATAACGTAAGAGAAATCCATTGGGAAGGGGATGATTTGTGTGGTACAGTAGAAATTCTACCAACTCCATCTGGTAACATCTTAAAAGAATTATTAAAAGCTGGAATCCTATTAGGTATCTCATCAAGAGGTATGGGTTCGGTAACTAATATTGGAGAAGGTAAAGTAAAGGTACAGGATGACTTTGAATTGATTGGTTGGGATTTTGTATCCAACCCATCTACACATGGTGCATTTATGGTGCCTGTAAACGAATCTGTTAATAGAGGTTTACAACAAATAGGAACTGATGTTTGTGGTGAGTACTGCAAAGCACAGGATTTAATGAGAGAAATAATAACTGAAATAGCATAATAATGGCAAAGAATTTCGACATATACGATTTTGTACACAACAATAAGATAACCTTAAAAGTTGATGGCAATAAAGGAACAACTGTAGCGAAAGCATACAATGATATCCGTAAAACTAACTTGAAAGAAGTAAAGATAGTAAATGGTAAATTCAGCATAGCTGAAAACTTAGAAGATGGTGATAGAAAATTATCAAACGAAGTTAAAAAACACTTCTTAGAAATCATTTCTACTTACAACACTTTCCAAGACCAAATGAAAAGACAATCTGATATGACTGAGGTTGCAAACACATTAGGTGCTATTGTTGAGGCTGCAAAAGAAATGACCCTAAGAGAAAGTGGTGATTGGTTTGATAATGTGACTGTAAAAAGAAATATGCAGGAATTAGATAAAATGGGTAAATCATTTGATAAATTCGCATTAGAAGCAAAAGCAATGGATGAGAGATTACATTCTTTATATGAAGATATGGGTCACATTCTAAATCGTTACTATGAGATTGCAGATATCAGTACTGATACAATGCATGAAAGATTAGGAAATAAAAAGAAATAATTATGATTCGTTTAGGAGGATTGGTATCACAAAAAGCATTTGGTAAATTTGAAATGGGTAAAGTAATTTCTAATCCATTCGCAAACGCATTCGTTAATGAAGCAGAAGGTGAAGACCATGAAGTTTCTATGGGACAAAATCAATTAGATACTATTATTAAGATGGCAACTGAATTGAAAGCTAAGATGGGAGAAAATGAAAAAGAAATACCGGCTTGGATTCAAGACCATATTTCTAAAGCAGAAAACTACATTTCTCAAGCAGCCGGCAATTACCACGAATACGGAACAAATGAAAGCTCAATAAAAGAAGAATCACCTTGTTGGAAAGGATATAAGCAAGTTGGTATGAAAGATAAAGGTGGTAGACAAGTTCCAAATTGTGTACCCAATGAATCAGTAGTAAACGAAACACCTAAAAAATTAAAACATACTATTAGTAAAAAAGAATGGTCTAAAATTCCTAAATATAATAAACATATTGGAATGGATGGCGTTCATTATATTATGAAGTATGATGATAAAATTGGAACATATTTACAAGGTGTACAAATAGTAGATGAATCAGTAAACGAAGCACCAAATACTGGTGAAAAAATACAAAACTTAAATAATAGAATTAAGGCACTAAAAGATAAGATGGCAGCAACTAAATCATCTGAACAAAAAAACCTTATTCAACAAAGATTAAAAAACGCATTACAAACACTATCTAATTATAAAAAACAAAACGTTAGTAAAGAAAGTATTGTAAAAGAAGCAACCTATAATTTTGGTAAAGAAGAATATACTAAAAAGAATTTAACACCAACCCAAATTCAAGACCTTGCATTTGGATACGTTCAAACTCCCATTACCAAATTAGTTGGTAAGACTTTGGGACATAGAGTTAATTTAGCAAATGATTTGGCTAAACTTACTGGAACTAAACAATTAGATGCAAAAGCAAGAGGAAAAGAACCTGCATTGATAATGGTATTACTAAAGAACAAATTAGTTTCTAAAGAAGAATATATTCAAATGTATAAAGATTTGATAGAAAAGCATCAGCAAGTTATTAAATATCTTAGAAATGCATCTCCTGAAATGAGAAATACTGGCGGAGCAGCAAGAGCAGCAGCAAAGGATATGAAGGGTGAATTTGATATGGATTAAATAAAAAAATAAAATATTTTTTGATAAAAGCTTGGTTATTCCAAGCTTTTTTCGTATATTTGAATATGATTAAGCCCTTCTCAATATTAGATACCCGAACTAAAGAATGGCAGGACCGTAAGAGGTACTGGATACAAACCTATGGTATTCAATCAGAATTAGGTAGGGAAGATGCCGAAAGTAGAGCCCGTTTCTGGGAAGATAATACAATTTCAATATTTGATGCAACTCTTTGTGAGAATATGTACCAATGGTTCACTCCAAAGGAAGGTAAGATATTAGACCCATTTTCTGGTGGAAGCGTAAGAGGTATTGTAGCAACTGAAATGGGATATGAGTATATGGGTATCGATTTATCCAACCAACAAATAGAAGAAAACCGAAAGCAATCCAATAAACCAAAGTGGGTAAGTGGTGATAGTGATGAAATGTTGGATTATTTAAGTGATGAACAATTTGATTTTGTATTTACTTGTCCGCCTTATTATGATTTAGAAGTTTATAGTGATAATCCATTAGATATATCAACTATGGAAGATAAGGAGTTCGATGAGAAGTATTTCAGTATCTTAGGAAAGGCTGCAAAAAAGTTAAAGAATAATAGATTCTTTGCAGTAGTTGTATCCGAAGTAAGAGAACAATCGGTAACTGGAAATTACAAAATAGGAAAGTATAGAGGATTAGTAAACAAAACTATCCAAGCTTGTGAGAAAGCTGGATTACACTTCTATAACGATATGATTCTATTTAACTCACAGCATCAGGCTGCTAGAGTGGTTGATACATACTTCAAAAGAAATCGTAAGGTAGCATCGGTTCATCAAAACATATTAGTATTCGTAAAAGGAAACCCTGATATTGCCGCAGAAGATATTGAATTTGATGGAACTTATCAATGTGTAGTAGATGGTAAACAATACAAATCATTTAGAGAAGCAGCTATTTCAATAGACCCAAATACATTAGTAGCTACCGAAGTTGAGAGAAGATGTCGTTCAACTAAATCCAAATACAAAGAGTGGCAAATCATTGGTGAGGAAACAAAACCACAAATTAAATATGAAGTTGATGGAATTCCTTTTGAGAATCCAAAACAAATAGCAGAGTTGATTGGTGGTGATATGACCGAATCAATGGTTAGAAACTATATAGAATCAAACAATCCCAAATATCGTCATTGGAAGAAAACCGATGGTTGGGATATTACCTACGAAGTAATGCAAGATTTGTGGGGAAATAATATTACATTAGAATTACCTATCATTAGTTGTGATGGTAAAGAATTTTATTCAATTATAGATGCAGCCAATCACTTTGGTTGTTCAGATGAGCGTATTCGCCAAAAGCTTAAATCAGATAAGTACTCTACATTTATTTATCTTTTCTAAAGATTTTTTTAGAAAAATTACGTTTTCCTAAACTTTTACATATTTATTGATACAATAACGTATTTTATATGCGTTTTTACATTGGTAATGAATACTCACCTTTATGTGTAGTGACCAAAACGCCAATTAAAAAAATTCTATTGAAGTCCACAAATACAATGACTTCAGAAATCCGATAAAATAAGGAAACAAATGGCAAGTTCAAAATTGTTGAAAGAAGCAATTGCTGATGCTAAAGCTGTACGTGAAACTGCTATCGCTAACGCTAAAATCGCATTAGAAGAAGCATTTACTCCTCGTTTACAATCTATTCTTTCTAAGAAA